AAGCTCTACAGTACAATTTACTTCTGCAGCAACTAATACAACTGATATAGTAACTACAATCAAGTTTATTAATACTACCAATGGTAATGAACCATTTAACATGAAGTCTTTTAATGTTACAACTAATGCATCTGCACTTAATACTGTAGCAGAAATTGGTGAAGCATTTGTTGACGAAATGTATACAGCTTACGCTTCAGGTGGTGGGGCAGTAACAACTAGACAATCTGATCAGCTTCCTGACTTTGTAAAAACAATTGCATGGGATAATACTGACCTTTTAACTTTTGTTGGATGGACAAAAGGTGAGACTGATAGACAAGGTAACGTAGTGGAACACCCAACAACTTTTAAAATTGTAACTGAAAATTTAGACTTTGCAGCACAAGGTGGTGTAGCGGCAGTAGTTTACGGTACAGCAGCTTTAAGAGGATCTGGAGATGCAAATTATGTTAAAGAGTTTGAAGAAAACGTTATGGGTACACAATATGGATACTACAACAGAATTCATTTACCAAATACACCAACTACTCAAGCTGACACAACAACTCCAATTAATTATGATTTATACAACATTGTAGCTAGTAAAGATGGTTCTTCATCTTCTCAAATACATGGTGTAGATAATTTAATTGAAATTAGTGTGGGAGCAAAAGCAGGGGATGCTGATAGCTTAGTATTCGAAAACAAATTAAACGGTTATTTCGCAGGAGTATTTCCTAACGTTATACTGTAATTATTAACTTTTAAAAACATAAAATAAAATGGCAAGTAACAAATCACTCAGAAAAATGACTGCAACAGCAAGCTTTGTTCAAGCAACTGATGCTTCTTCTGGAACAGGTGCAAAAACTATTTCAGATACAATGAGTATCCCGATCGGAGCAACTGTAACAGCGTGTATCACAGTACCAAGTGTTAGTTCAAATTCTTCAAGTAATGGTGAAACAGGTACTATCACAGTAGGTGGTATATCAGTTTCAGCAGCACATAACCAAGCAGCTATGGCTGCAGGTAATGTTGTTACTGATGTAACAGGTGGTGTAACAACAGATGGTACAGCTATTGGTATAACTGTAGGTGGAGAAGCTTTCACTGCAGGATCAATGGATATTATCATTGAGTATTATCTATTAGACTAATACTTAATTTAACATAAGACTTATAGGGGGCATTAGTCCCCCTATCGGTCTTTTTTTAACCTTTTTAAAAATAAATACATGAGCTTAAACGTACAATCAGTTTCGAGTTGTAACTATATTGCAATTAGTGCAAAAAGTTATATAGGAGGGACAACAGGGACAATTGAAGTTTTAGATTATCCAGATCAAACAGTTTTATATACAGCTACTATTACATTTAATGGAGCTAATGGGCTAGGCAGACTAAACTTAGATGCTATAGCTAATTTAGGTTATAAGCATGGTCTTTTTGTAGTTCGTTTAATTGAAGGTGGTACAGAGCAGGTAAGGAAACCTTTACTGAATCATTGTGATATTGATTGCTGTTTAGCTAAGTTAACTAACGAACTTTTAGCTTGTGCTTGTGATTGTGCAAAATGCTCATCAGCTTTAGCAAAAGCACAAAAAATCTTTTTATTAATAGACGCAGCTAACACAGCAGTAGATTTGGTAGATCAACCAAATCAATATGCTTCAGGAGCTATCTTTCAAGATATATATGATAAGTATAGTAAAGCAAAAGAATTATGTGATAACTCATGTGGATGCGATTGTTAATAAAATTATATGGCAGAACAAGAAAACCAAGGCGACGACAGTAACTATAATACCCCAGGAGAAGGTGGTGGCGGAGGAGCAGCAAGTAGTGCAGCGCAAGATAATAGTGTAAATACTAGTAATGCAAATGCACAAGGTATAGCTCAAGATATTGCAGCTCAAGAATTACAACAAGAATTATTATCTGATCTTCCTAGTGATGTTGCAAGATTATTACAATCAAATACTACAGAATTAACTCAGTCAATTAATCTTCTTAGAAGACAATTACAAGTTACTACAACAAATCTTATAACTCAAAGGCAATTAAATCAAAATACTGCTGGAGCTTTACGGTATAGTGAATTATTATTTCTTCCTATAGCGTCTTATCCATCAGCAAGTTATTACTGGACAACTGGAACAAATCCAACTAATCCTGCAAATAGTGTATCAGCTTCGGATGTACCTTGGGCTTATGCACCTACAGTTGAAATTTATGCACATACTACTTCAGCTCCAGAGTTTGGATTAGTAGATCAATTAATTGAAGTGCAAGATGCTAGTGGAGATGGATATGGATTTGAAGAGGTTCAGGGACAATTTAGTACAACTACATCCACATTTAATATTTCAACTGGAAATAATCATATAGGTGTTAGATTAGATAGAAGATTATTTGCTCATAATGGAGATTGTTATGCTGGAGAAAGAACTTATAAGTTACATTATGCTTCAGGTCATGTTCAAACAATAATGACTACTCCACCAAGTCCGTGTTATCAATCTGATATAAGGGGTCAAACTAAAGGGACCACAACTCATGGTGGTTGGGATCATTCATATTGTTATAATGAAGATTATAAATCTAGAAGAAATGCAACTAGAATGTTTTCTTGGTCAGGTCCAAGTCAATATACTACATTAATGACTATGGTTCAAAATTGGCTTCCAGGAGGTGTTTCAAAATTTGATTGGGCTGCTACAGGTTTTAGTCCGCAAGTACAAGTTACAACTTCGGGAGCTTTTCAATATGATATTGGTACTAATAACTTGGGAGGTATTATACCAAATAAAGCATCTACAGCAGAAGATATATATTCTTTATTAGGTTTAAGTTTAAATAATACAGTTAGTGTGGGATCTCCTGAAACTGGAGCTCCTTTACAACTAATGGATCCACAAGTTACTAGACAAGATTATATATTTTTGTCAGATACTTTACCTCCAGGTTCACTTGGTCCAAATCCGGCAGGAGGTAGTTTTGATTGGGTAGATAATGGATATAATTTAGTTCAGAGTTTAGAAGCCTCTGGAACACCTGCAGTTTTAAATGCTTCAGGAAATGATATGGCGCCTGAAGAAGGTTCTTATGGGGTAATACGTAATTATACTTATTCAGAAAATTTAACTAGTTGTTATGTTGCAGCTCAAATAGATATTGAAGTATGTACTGACAATGGATCTCCAAGTTTTTATTTAACTACACAAGAAGATTGTGACGGAAATGATATTACAAATTATATTAATGGTACAAATGGTTCTTGGAACCCTATACCAGGTGGTCCAACATGTTGTACTATAGATTGTACAAGTTTTATTATGTCTGCTACATCAGAAGATTCTGATTATAATGGAAATAACGGTGAAATACATGTAGATTTTACTAATGGTACTGGTACTCCAGTAGGTAATCCAGATACTACAGCAGGAGAACATGCTTACGATATATCATTAGTGCATAGTAATGGAACTGCAATTACACAAAATGGAAATTCAGCATATGCAAGTGGAGCGTCATTTACTGCTTCTTGTAATACAACAGTAAATAGCTCACTAGTCTCTTGTAGTTCTAATGCTTCTATTACAATAGGTATGTCTGTAACAGGAACTGGTGTAACTGGAACTGCTTATGTGGGTGAGATTACCGGAGGGACGCCTGGAGCAGTAACGCAATTTAGATTAAGTTCAAGTGCAACTTCTAATACTCCAGTAATCTCAAGTGGAGCTCAAACTAATACAACTTTAACATTTGCAATAAGTCAATATAGATTCCATTGGGGATCTTTAGCTCCAACTACTGGAGGGGCTTATTATATACTTACAGTTACAGATGATGATGGATGTATTTATACTCAAAATATTGTAATAAATGAAGCAGCAGCTACTACAGGATGTATAACTGCTGGATCTATAAATCAAGGTACTTATAATTTAGCATGTAATCCAGATTGTTGTTTATTATGTGATACAGTTTCTGGGCAAGTAACAAATACGGCTGGAAGTATAATAGGGGATGCTTTTGTTGCAAATGCTACATCAACTCCTACAACTGGGCCTGCTGCATCAGCAGGTAGTATCTCGCTAAATGGAGGGCCTGATCCATTAATTAGTGGATTCCTAACAAATACAATGTCTTATAAATATACATTGTATCTTTTAACAGTACAAGGAGATTTTAGTACTGCAGGTTCAGCATTAGCAACAGCTACATCAACATTAGCTCAAGGAATTACGGCTGCATTTACTAGTTTAGCTTGGGGATATTATGGTATTAAAATTGAAATTGAAGATTCAAGTACAGGATCTGATGAAAAATTAGAAAAATGTTTTCAATGGAAGGCGGTAGATGTACAATCACCTGTTTGTGATGACCCACTAGCGACTACTTATAATACTACAGTACCTACTCCTTTAAGAATTCCTGATGCAACTTTATGTACGTATCCTCAAGGATGTTTTTGTATACATACTGGTACTAGTATTAATGCTGTAGGATGTAGTTTTGAGATAACACATAACGTAGTATGTGATCCTTGGAGTAGTATTCAATCTACTTGGACTTTTCCAGATGGAACAACTACAGGACCAATAACAAGTAATTTATCACAGTTTCATATATTTACTCTTCCTGCTTCTCAAGTAACTGCTAGTGGAATTTATACTCTTACAATAACTGACAATGGACAAGGTGGAACTTGTACTCAAGATTTAACAGCTAATATAACTTTACCTGTTTGTGGCTGTATGGATTCTTTAGCAATTAATTATGATCCATTAGCAACTGTTGATGACGGCTCTTGTGTATATTGTGTTTATGGATGTATGGATCCAAATGCTCCTAACTACAACCCATCGGCAACATGTGATGATGGAACATGTATAGTACCTTATGGAGGATGTACAGATCCAACAGCAGATAACTATGATGCAGGAGCAACATTTGATGATGGCTCATGTATATGGACAGGGTGTACAGATATACACGCTTTAAATTACTTACATAATTGTTCAGGTACTTACAATGCAAATATTAATAATCACGATCCTGCATGTTGTAATTATTGTACTACATCTATAATGGACCCTATTATTACTATTGATGCAACTGTAACAAATGCTTTAACATGTGCTGCAAATGCTGATGGATTAGCAAAATTATCAATGGCTTCAAATCCAAATGGATGTACAACTTGGGCTTGGACTGTTATGGATACTCAAGGAACAGTAGTTTACAGTCAAGGAAGTATTAATGTTACTGGAGGTGTAGGTTCAACCGGTAATATTTTAGCAGTAGGAGCTTATCATTGGGAAGTTACTGATTGTTCAGGATGTATTACATCTGGAAGTTTTAGTATAGGAAGTAATTCTGCTACATGTGGATGTACTGATCCTAATGCTAGTAATTACGACCCTAATGCAACTTTAGATGATGGGTCTTGTATTTATCCAGGATGTACCGATCCAAATGCAGCTAATTATAATCCTAATGCATTTCCAGATGATGGTACATGCACATATACTATAGCTGCAAATCCATGCTCATTAACTTCAGCGACAAGAAGAAAACTTGATCTGAAGATGTTTGGATGCTTAACTTTAAAAGGAGCTATGTACTTAAATAAATTAAGAATTGGATACGCTGATGATTGTTCTATAATGAATCAATGGAAATTGATTTTAGTTAATTACTTATTACAGAAACATGATTTAGATTGTATGTATAATTGTAGTGACGATATGTCAACTCTTCCAGCTGGAACTCAAACATGTAATGATTTAGCTACAACAGGAGGCCCAGTAACTGGATTAAATGATCAAGGGTATGCAGGATCTACTTATAGTACTACAACAGGTACAGTAATTACAAATCCAAATTTATATTTTGTACAAGCGAACCAATTATGGCAAGGTGATGTAATAACTATGCCAAGTGGATTAGTTTGGGAAATGACAATGGCAGGTAATTGTACTTTTGGATGTTATAATCCTGAAAGTGCTCAAGGCCAAAACGCAGGACATTGGAAACAATGTACACCATTATCTAACTTTACTAATTCTTACACAACAAATTATATTGATCCATTTATTAAATTTTTAAATGAACAATGTGATAAATGTACAGAGGACCCAACTTGCGTTAGTGAAACAATACAAAGGAAGGTCCCTTAAATAATAATTAAATAAAAGAAACAACATGTCAATATCAAGTTTAACAACACTCGCAAAAACAGCAACAACAGCTACTCAATATGTATCTGTTGAAGACTCAAACGGATTCGGTAGATATAGATTTTTATTACAAAGTTTATTTCCATCTTTATCTACTACTGGAACAAGTAGTGAAGATTTATTTATAAGTGTAACAAATTCTAATCAATTAAATTTTAAAGGTTTAAAATCTGCAGATACTAAAATGACAGTAACAACTGCGTCTAATAATTTAGTTTTAACTTTAGTAGAATCTGCAATTGATTTAGATAATTGTGATAATTCTACAGCAGCATTTTTGAAAACATTAGATTTTTCTCAAACAGTAACAGGAGAAAACGCTGTAGTAAATGGAGGAACAGGTTTATCTACTATCCCACAAGGATCAATACTATATGGTAAAGAAACTGATGTCTTGGCTGCTTCTACAGCAATGTCTACAAACGGACAATTGCTTATAGGTAATGCAACTAATGGTTATCCATCAGTAGCTACCCTTACAGCTGGTACTAATATGACTGTTACAAATGGAGCAGGAACAATTACTCTTGCTGCTAGTTTAGTAACATTAGCGGCTAATCTTAGTACAGCAACATATAACTTAAATTTAGCTTATGCATCAGGAGAAAGTTGGTTAAGTGGAGATGGATCAGATGAAGGTCTTGCAGTAGATGCTGCAGGTAAAGTTTATATAGGACAGTCAACTCCTACTTCATTTTATTCAGATACTTTAAATATAAAAGGTGGTATCGCTTTTGATACAGGAACTGCCCCAACAATTGCTCCCGTAGCCGCTACAGGTGGAACATCTGGAGTTGCAACAACAATAGCAGGAGGTGGAGCCGCAGCAGCTGGAGGTGCTATGACAGTATCAGGGGGTGCTTCTTCTGGTTCTGGAACAGGTGGAAATGCTATCGTAGCTGGAGGTACCTCATCGTCAGGAACAGCTGGATCTGTTTTATTAAAAACTGCTAATACAACAGCATTAACAATAGATGAGAATCAAAATACTACATTAGGAGGACATGCTATTATAACAGCTGCTACAGATGGTATAGTACATACAAATAGCGGAACAGTTACACAAGCTTCAAATCACTCAACAGGAGTTACAATTAATGCAACTTCTGGTGTAATCACACTAGCAGCTGTAGCTTTAGCAGCAGCAACTGCGGCAGAATTTACTGTAACTAATAGTACTGTTCAAACTGATTCTGTTATATTAGTAACAATGCAGGATGAAAATACAACTGCAAATGCACAATTAACTGCGGGTATACATACAATAACAGATGGTAGTTTTAAAATATTATTACACAATCCAGCAGCTACTGGATCAACGTCAACTACAGCAAGTAAAGTTCACTTTTTAGTGATTAATAATAGCGTGTGATAATTTAACAAATTTTTTATATATTTGCAAACTAACCAATAAATAATAGAAATGAAAATTAAAACAACGAAAGCAGAATTTGTACAGATGGTAAATAGTTTATTTGCCGTTAAAGATTTAAAAGGTAAAGCATTTGCGTTAACAGTTGCAAAAAACCTTAATATCTTAACAACTAATTTAAAAGATTTAGAAGAAGCAGGAAAACCAAGTAAAGAATTTATGGAATTAGCAATGTCTGTAAATGCATATACGGATGATCCTAACGATGAATCTAAAATTTTTGAAATAGAAAAGTTAGAAGAAGAAAATAAAGAGTTAATAGATGAAAGAAGACTTCAGTTAGAAGAAGTTGGAAAATTAATGGAAGCTGAACTTGAATTAGAATTAGAACCATTTAGTTATGATTCATTACCAGAAGATATTACAGCAAATCAAATAACTTCTTTGACACAATTAATAGAATAAATGAGATATATACTAATACTAATATTATTTTTTACAACATCAATAGCAGATGCTCAATCTGTTTTGAAGAACCAATTAAAATTTGCTACATTTTATGCAGCTGTAAATGGGGGTACATCTTTATCTGATGTAGAAACATTTTCCGTTACTCCTGGATATTTAAATACAGATTTAATTGAAACTCCTTATGATTATTCTCTTACACTAGGTATAAGAAAGATAGCTAGATTTGGTTACGAAAATAGAGCTAATACTTTTTATGATGGAACAGAATCAAATTATACCGATGAAGCAACAGTAGGTAAGGTTCAGGGGTTTGAATATTTATTTGAAGTTGATTACGCTAGACAGCAAGGTATAGATTATTTAGATCAACATCATTTTATTAGATATAGTTCTGATGACGATTGTGATGGTCCTTTATGTATAAATCAATTTGCTGCTAAAGTAGAATATTTAAAAGATGGTTTTGCTGATGTTGAGTATTTTGAGTTATCAGAAAGATATAGATGGAAGAAAAATAGAAATTTAGCATTTAGTATTGGAGCAGTACATAGATTAGCAGAACCTTATGGATATGATCCTTTAGATGAATGGATATTAAATAATGGTAATTTACATTATACATACTTAGCAATACAAGAAGGTTATAATGTAGATGTATATAATAATGTATATACTGATCCTGACGGCAACATAGTTGCTAATAGTTCAGAAGTTTGGAAAGAAGTTGTAATACCACAAGTATTATCTGATTATACAAATAGAAAAAGAGATGAGTTAGATAATCAAATTCAACATTCAGTTGTAATTGGATTTGATTATTATAAGTATAAAAAAAATAGATGGCTTCATGCGTGGGGTAATTTTTTACCATATCATTATAATAATGGTAATGAATTTTCTTACCATAATTATGTTGATGGGCAATGGTTTGATTATTCAGCAGGATTAATTTATGGAATAAAAATAACTAAACATCTAGGATATTTTATGGAGGGTAAATATAATAAATATTGGAACAGAGAGTGGTATGATTTTAAAGTAGGAATTAATTACGTAGTATTTTAATATGTGGAAGTTATTTAAAAATCAAAATGATATAAATGAAAAGAATATAATTGGTTTTATATCTTTTGGTGTTATGGTATTATTTGCCATTATAG